GATTAGCTTGCGCTTGGGCTAGAGGAGAAACAGAACGAACCTTAACCTCACGCCCATTGAGCGTAGGGATATCAATGCGTCCTTGCTTCTTTAGAATGTAAACAACGCGTTGCAGAACGGGCTGAATGAACTCTGCTTGGAGTCGGCCAAAAGCAGAGCCTATACGGCGGGATAGATCAGCCATCCGTTCTGCAACTTCTGTAGCTGTGGCGGGTGTTCTATTAGGGTCGCCCAGCATATCATTATACAGCGCACGCTTAATGTTATTGCGCATGTCAGACAGGATAAGGTTTGCCACATCAAACGAACCAGCAGCACGGATAGGCTGCAACCCGTTAGATGTTGGAGACTTTGGAATGATCGTTCCGGGAACCAGATTGATGCTGTCAGTGTTGATCACTCCATCATCGTCCATCTGGTAAATTCCAGAGATCGCCATTTGCGCATTCTCAAGGACAAGTTCGATTGTGAGGTTGGTTGTCTTGATTGCGCTAAGCGAGTTAACCAGTGGGCCGCGTCCGTAGACTTCCCCTGCTGCTTTCGACCAGCGGAAGCAAACAAAAGGATTTGACCCAGCACCTTCTAAAACCTCCTGATGAATTAGCTCCTTAGTTTCTTTTTCGATGACGTAAAACCCATTACGCTCGACATTTGGTTTGTCATACAGACGGCAGACAACCTCGATGATCTTCACCTTTCTATCTGGTGAGTTCATCATTCTGTCTGTAATCACAGGCGGCAAGATAGCTTTCGGGTAAGCAATAGGCAGATCTTTACAACGCAACTCACGCTCACGATAAACGTGATCGATGCGATCATCTGGCCCGTTCTCCAATACAATCTGCGGCAGTGGCACAGCGTTGAAGCGCACAGGATTAACTGCGTCACCTTCTTCAACCAGTAGGCACCCAGTGCCAACTGCCAGATCAAGGAAACTCTCATGCGCTTCCTGACCAAAGTTTGAGTTCTGTATTATCTCAAAGACATATTCGGTTACTTCATCAAGCTCGTTATCGATAGCTTCAGCTTGTGATTTATCTACCTCAGAGCCAGCAATGAAGTCAGCCCAGCGTGCAAAGTTTGGGCAAATGCCATTCTGTAAGCGCGATGCAAATTCCTGCACACCAACAACAGCAGTTTCGTCAAAGATACGATCATCCCTGCGCTGCCCTGCTGATGTTTTAGTAAAGCCCTCGCGCTGTGGCAGCGCGTACTCGTAACACTCATCAAACAAGCTCTCAAACAAAAGCCTGTGAGAGCGTGCTTTTTCATATCGCTGTAGATAGGTTTTGGCTATGCCGTCATGCATTATTCATACTGATTGTAGTATCCGATGCCACCGCTAGAACTTGTTAGCAGTGATCGTTTGCCTACACCTTTCTTTTTGCGCTGAACTGTCTCTTCCAATGCCTTGTCACGATTGCGGCGTGCCTCGGCAGTTTCCTGAGCCATGCGATCTTTGCGATCCTGTTCGATAGACGGATCAGGGGCAGGCATCTTTGGTGATTGAAATACACACATGATTCCCTCTTACTGTAATGCATTAATGCAAGACAACGCACAAAATTACATTCTTGCCCACAATCCTTGCCTGCGTTGTTTTGGTTGTCTGGTAAATACATCGTAGCTGCGCTTGGCTTGAAAGGCTTGAGACTGAGAGCCATGCCCCAATACCTGCCTGCCTTCACCCGCACCCAGCATCAAATATTGCAGTGCATCATGGATATGAGAGAAACGATTTTTATCAGGACGGTCATCATAACGCTCCCCCGACACCTGTATGCGGCGATACTGATAGCCACCCTCAAATCCTTTAATCAACTCCTTGCATCTGCGATCAACTAAAAATCCTGGTTGTCCCTCTATCATGCGTGTGAGTGTGCTGCTTACAGACTCAAGGCGCAGAGATACATCATTGCTTGGGGCAGGGCGTGCCATCAATCCAGCACCGCGCAAGACTTGGAACGGGGTAGACTCATCAGTCTGTGCGCGGAAGTCACCAGCAGGATCGCCAAAGATATTGATCTCACAGTTAGCATAACGCACTGCAATCTCTTGGCGCAGTAGTTCGGCAAAGCGAACAATGCCCATATCAAACGCCACGATCTCTTGCAGGATAAGCCACCTGCCACGCACCTTCTGCCCAAACACAGCAGCAGGGGTCAGTCCAAAGTCGATACCAATAAACACAGGCATACCATCTGCTACTGGTATTTCTTCATCAGCAACATGCTGATCAAAGGCAAACATATTATAAACAGGCTTGCCATCTTGGATTGAGCCAAGACGGTTCATCACATACACATCAATCCAGCTTTTGCCTTTACCTTGGATGAGGTTTGGATAATAGCTGTCCAGCATGTGCTTCTGGTTTTCAGCTTCATCATTCGGCTTGTATTCCTTGATGCCGCCATCTTCTTCTTTGATTTCTCGCATGCCTGCTGGTTGCGTATAGAACGACCAGTTGTCAGGCTTGACCAGCATCTTGGCCTCATCCTTGTTAATGTGATCAGGGATAGGAACCTCGCCAGACATGATAGGCCACCAGTGATCTTCTTCTGGCGCATTGGTATCGGCGATAACACCTGTCCAGCTTGGCCCACCCTCACGCATAGAAGGGAAACGCCCAACACGCATAGTGCAGGCATCGATGATCGACTTAGGTATCTCCCTAGCCTCATTGATCCAAATGCCAGTAAGCTCAAGCGACAAGAGCTTCTTAACATCCTCGGGACGGTCAAGGGCTAGGAAGATTACTTCAAGGTCTAAGTCACCTTTTTTAATGTGATGCGTGTAAGGCACCGACCAGAGAAACTTGCCCCAGTCATTCTCTGGAAACCAGTCGAGCCAAGTCTTGATTGTAGTTGTTCTAAGCTGAGGGTTGGTGTTACGGATGATTGCCCATCTGCTTCTACGCTTGCCATCCTCATTAGGCTTTTGAGCCAATGCACGGCGAAACACCTCAACGCAACAACCCACTGACTTGCCAGAGCCAACTGGGCCGCGAATGCCTCGGAAGAATGTATCGTCCTTCATAAAGGATTTAAGTATCTCCCCATCCGGCTTGTACTTAAACTTCATTAACCTTCATGTCCTTACCAACTTTGATTAGACGCTCAACAGTCTCAGGACCGATGACAGCTATCATCTTGTCTGCCTCATAGTCGGTGCAGAACTCCCTTGGGTAATGCTTGAAGTGAACTTGCTTCACAATCTTACGCAGCACCTGCCGCTCTTCAATCTTCAAGGTGTGTAAGAAACTCATCTGTATCGCTTTGCTGTTTGAGCCGCGCCCTTGGGCTGCTTGGAAAACTGTTTGCCAGCTTTGGTGTCCTTGCGCTTCTTAGCTGTAGACGCTGCATATTGTGACGAGGACATATTCTTGATTGCTGCTGATGGCAGGTAACGCTCACCAGTTGCTTTCGGACCTTGCGTTGATGGCTTGCCAGACTTGGTGCGCCACTTCTGCTTTGTCCAATTCATCAGGCTGCGTTGTGACTTTGCCCTAGCCACGGTATCCACCACCCTTGGCTTTGTATTGTTTGGCAAGCATCTGGGCTTTACGCGCCGACCATTGACCCGGTCTGCCGCCCTTGCCACTAGCCTTGATCTTATTGAACAAGCTCTTGCGCATTGTAGGCTTGGTGTAATTACCTGCTGCATTTACTGCCATGACAATCTCCTATGTTAAGAATGACCTGCGGCCCGGTCCTCTGGCATTCGCACTGCTTCTGCGTCTGTTCAGAGGAATCAATGATCTGCGTGTACCATCAGCAGCAGCAAGTTCTACATCAGGGGCAGGGGCGGGTTGAGAGGCAACATTGTCTGAAGGTTTGTCATTGTCACCAGATGCACGTTTCGTCATAGCTGCTGCTGCATCTGCAACAGGGTCACGCCCTGTCAATGATCCACTCTCACTGCGTGATCCAGTTACATTGCCATCCTTGTCGTAAACAGGTGTGCCACCAGCCCTTAGATCACGAATGATTCTTTCAGCAAAGAAATCACTCATCGTGTCCAAAACATTAAATGCCATAGGACGCGCGATGACTTCCATCAGTGTCTTTGGGTTGTTGCGATTATCAATGCGGTCCTGAACATTCTTGACTGCATTGTTCATAACAACAGCCTGCTGTGCTGACTTCCCTATCGGCGTGCGATTGGTTGGCCCACCTCTGGTAGCTGATGCAGGTTGATTGCGTGGACGACTGGTGCGTTGAGGACGAGAGAAATCTCTCGCCCTTGTATCTCTTGGTGAACCACGACCACGTTCTCCATAGCTTGATCGGCTAGTAGATCTTGACGATCTACCGCTGCCAGTGCTGCTATATCCACCACCCCAATTATCAGGCATTACTTCTTCCTACGCAGCTTGGGGTTAGACATCTGTGGCTTTTTAGCTGCGGCCTTCTTTGCTGCTGCTTTACCTTTAGCTGTGTAAGGGAATTTCTTTCCGGCTACGTTAGGCATTGGCTTTGTTCCTCTTGCTGATTGCTTTTCCCTTTCTCACTGCATCCGCTTTTGAGGATGCCCCCCACGCCTGAAGGGAGAGAAGCAGGCGTGTGGGACGCCCCTTGCTGTCACGCTCTGGACCTTTCATATTGCCCATGCGTTGCAAGAAGGAAGCGCGTCTTGGATTGTCACCTGACTTTACTGGTGCTTTGAGTTTGCCGCCTTTGTAAGAGGCGCGACCTTTGGCGTTGAGACCACCTTTGGGGTTCTTGCCTGCTTTCCTTGTCCATGCTGGTGTCTTTGGTGCCATTACATAGTTTCCGCTTTTGCTGTTCCAAACAAACTCTCCATTGCAATATCAAAGAATCCTTTGCGCTCTTCATCCATAGGGCCGCTAGGGAATGAAGGGTCTATGTCATTGCGCTCAAACCAGTCAGGGCGAGGACGAGGAATGTAGTTGTCCAATGTCTCAGTAGTGGCAATCATCACAGGCTCTATTGGTTCATTAACCACAGAAGAGAAGGCGCGATTGCCAGTAAGAACAGATGCAATAGTGGTTGCATCAAACCCGATCTCTTCCATTACATCACCTACGCTGTCACCAAACTCAGCTAGGAATGACGGAGAGTCGTATTTGTTTGTGAGTGTATATCCACCCTGTCCATCAACATTGCGGTTGACGACATACCTGCCCATAAAATTATTCAAGGACTCAGGCAGCGTGCCATTGTAAGCATTCGGATTACCAAGGTTGATGCGCACCTCGCGCCCAACATCACGGGTATCATCTTTGTAGTCACGACTGCCAAGAACAAAAGACAGATTATGTATTTTGGTAAAGCCACCAATGCCTGACGTTAGTGTTTCGTAAATAGCTTTGGCATTGCCAGTCATGCCTTTGTACTGCTGCTCATATTGCTCGGCAGTTAAGACAACATCATCAGGGGTTCGATAATAATTCTGATCATAAGAATCTACCAAATGCACATCACCATTTGGTTGCAATTCAAATTTACCAGCACCAATAGTTGCATACGATCTTTCAGCAGCACTCATGTTTAACATCGCTGAGTTAGCCATCTGGTTGCCAGAACGAATGCCGAAAGATGCAATGTCTCCGTAAGCTGGCTTATCAAAGCTGCCAGCCCCAAGACGCCGATACATATTTAAAAAGAAATCTAGCTCATCAGGTTGCAACGAATCTTCAGTAATAGGCATCTGCTCTTTCATCAAATCGCCCATTAATACATCTGAGATGGCAGCTTTTGCTGGCGTACTTGTCACCAGATCTACCAGCTTGCCAAGCGTTGTACCTGCCGCACCAGCCTGTCTAGGCTTGGGAGTGGGCAGGGTTATGTTCACCATGTCATTGTCTATGATGCCAGCACGCACTTTCTTCTGTGTGTACTCATCAAGCTGCGCAACACGATCAGCAGCATCATCAGCATAGAAGTAATCAAAGACTCTCCGCAGGACGCCATTGGTTTCCTGCGGCATGGGTTCGCTTTCATCCCAGTTAAATGCGCCAGCAAGAAAGCCTGTTGTGTAACGAGAGTTGTCCATAGACGCGAGTATCTAAGGGCAATGAAGAAAAGCGCAACGCACATTTGCCACAATTAAGTGAGATACTTTCCCATGAAAAAAATAATATTCATTGCCCCGTTCCTGTTCGTGCTGCTGTTCAGCTTTCGCATTGACTATCTAGGCAAGCTGATAAGAGCAGAAGGCGCAGAAGCATTAAGCTATCCAGACAGGGTGGCTATCTATCTCTACAACATACCAATGGCTGTAGGCGGCTTGCTGATAGGTTGCCCAGAGGTCGCACTGGAAACTCTGGCATTGATGCTGCCAATGGACAGAAACAAAACCTATGTGGTTGATAGCGACTTCGCCCTATCAAGCCCACGCATCAAACGCATAGTGGATAACTACCAGCCAGCTATGGGGCGGGTGCCTATAGGCAAGGTTAGATACGATGACCTGCGAGTTACATTAGCAGTAGGAGGGGGCGGGCTTACATGCAGCAAGACGGAATGCCGCATTAAGGTGCATGTCGCATACTCAGAGAACGCAGCTAAAGTATTCTGGATAGACGAGGCAATATTCAGCGGATTGCAAGATCTTGGCTGGCTAAACCCATATTGGCTGGAGTATCGGTTTGATCGAACCTTGTGAGAGAAAAATGCTTGGGCTGGACCTATTGCGTTGGTCTAGCGTCCGTTTTTCCCCCCACCCCCTCGCTATCATCACATGGCTAGGACAGGTCAATCGACACTTGTATATCACCAGCATGTAGATGCATGTGCTTGTCTGCGGCCTTGTATCCAGCCCTGTCCAAGATATCCTTGCTGGCCTCAAGCTGGACGTACTCACTCTTGGCACCCTGCGCCAGTTGCAACACCTTAGCAGCAGCAGTTGTAGCATTCAGTCCAATACTCTCGCCCACTCTCTGCATCATATACTGTTGCACATGCGGTAGCTTCAAAGCCTTGCTGGCTGTCACTCTCCCAGCGTCACCTTTCGCATAGCCTGCATCTACTGCTGCTTGAGTTATGCTACACCCAGTAGCTACGAGCGTATCAACCAGAGCTGTCTGTTTCTTTGTTAACTTGCGTGCGGTAACTTCCATAAGCCCCCCCTTGTGTTCCCCCCCATTACTCACCGATACAACATGGGTCAGTCAACGCACATTCGATGACGAACTGCTGTTCGACACCGACTCCCTCAGTCGGTCGCACCTTCGTAATCACCAACACCACACTCTATAACAACTCTCCTCAGCCACACACGGCACACCAATCTGCGGCGTGGGGTGCATGTGCTTTGATACAACGGCCGCTCGCGACCTAGTGCAGGGTGTAGTCAGCTTGCCATGCACATGCAGGGCGCACCACGCTGCGGTGCGCTGAGACCTCAAGGCCAAACTCACTTGGCGAGTTTGACCTTGACCCCATCCACAGATCGGAGTGCTAGGGCAGGCATCTTCAGAGAGGAATCTGGAGAAATCACAAAACGTCAAATGATTGGAGATCAAAATGACACGCAAAGTACAAACTCAAGACACTAACTTCGCAGAGACAATCGCCGAGGCAACAATCGTAGGCTGGAACTTTGAGGCAGACGACCCAGAGACAAACAGGCACAACGAGGTGACTGGCGAACTCAACCCTAAGTACAACCTTGGGGCGCTCTACCAACTTGGCAGCCGTGTCGATCAATCGGCATACACACTAGCCAAGAAGAAAGAGTGGATGATGGAGGTAGAATTCAAATGCCAGCGCGAACAGGACATCAATGGGCCTGAGTCTGCATTGCTCATCCGCTTTCAGGCAGACATGGTAAAGGCAGAAGCCGCACTGGAGAATGCCCAACTGTTCTTCGAGGCCGACATCATGGTGTTCAACGCACTGTCCGGCCGCACTTGGGCAGATGGCAAGCTGACACCTCAAGACCCATACGGCAGAGAATGGTTCGCCGTACAAAAGGCTGAGGCATCAGAGCGCAGAGTGCTAGCACCCAAGGCACCAACAGCCAAGGAGCGTGCTAAGATAGCGGAGCAGCGCAAACAAGAAGCTCTTGCGCGGCTTGCATCCTAATCATCACGGGGAGGGGCTTCGGCTCTTCCCCTTCTTTTTTTTCTGCCTCGACCACCGGCCCCACTGCGTGCCGCCTACCCCACCCCGCTTCTTCAAATCCTGCAGCACCCAGCCCTATGCCAAACGGGTGCGACCTAGGTGGTATTGCGACTTAACTGACATTCAACAGCCACCGTTTTCATTTCATTTGTCAATTTATGGAGGACAAAATGACTACCATTTTAGCAGGGATGATTCTTTCATTCTTCTCACTGATTCTTTCAATTCACTTCGGACTATCAGCCAATGGCATGGGCTTCATGGGTAGTGTTGCTGCCTTCTTTGTAGGTCAATGCATGATGTACCTGCCCATGATTTTGGACACAGGTGCTAACCGCGCACGCAAGAATGTGCGGTGACAAAAATCAATTCAAATGCAGAGGTAACGTAATGCACAAAGAAATAGAATCCATCCTCGCATCAGTCAGCACTATCACTGGTTACACAGAGCATGAACTGCTCTCACCACGGCGTGCTGCTGGTTTAGCTACAGCCAGACAGTACGTCTACTGGATGGCAGTACAACACACTCGCTTGTCGTATGTACGCATTGGTATCGAACTCTACAAAGATCACACCACGATTATGTACGGCTACAAACAAGCACAGTTAAAGCTGAGCAACACTGTGTTTCGTTTCACACTTGATGAGATTGTTCAGCACTGGAGATCTAACTATGGACGGCCTGACAACACCAGCATACAAGAGCGCGTACGCATTTCCAATTCAGATGATGGACATGCATATCCAAGTACCAGACGACAGTAATCCATACGAGTCTGGCTCTCGCACTCTCACCGTGCCACGTTCACTGCGTACTGCATTGATCCGCACTGATACCAACGAAATCCTTGGCACACACGGCAGCAAGTACAAACCTGTACTGCATGACGATGTAGTCAACAGCATGATGGATGCAATCAAAGCAGCCAACATCAGCAATGACTACGAGGTTGACATCAAGACCTATGACAATGGTGCCAAAATGAAGGGCGTCATTACATTTCCCAACGTGCTGATCGAACCGCAGGTTGGTGACTACATCAGGTATCGCATCCCGTTCTTCAACTCATACGATGCATCATGGGCGTTCATGTACTCAGCCGAGGGTGATCGTTTGTGGTGCAGCAACGGATGCTCACACCCACAGATGGTGACTGTAGGTAAAGTCAAGCACACCACCAACATCAACATCGAAGGTGCTGCTGCTAAGATTACTGCAGCAACAGAAGCATTCCATGGTTCCGAAGATCAGTGGCGCACCTATGCCAAGATCAAAGTCAGCGATGAGCAGGCAACAGCCATGATCAGAGCAACGCTATGCAAGTACAACAAGTCTGTCACTGGCGTAGAGGACAAGATCAACGAGGTGCAGTACGCCACACTGATGCGTGCATGGGATGATGAAAAGCGCAAGCTCGGCATGAACCTATGGGCTTTATACAATGCATGCACATGGTGGGCATCACACCCTGATGTCACACGCACACGCTCACACCCTGACGTAATCAGTCGGCAGCGCAGCGTTGATGTCGCACGCATGATGCAACACAAGCAGTGGAGAGAATTGGAAGCTGCTTAATACAAATGATTGGAGATCATAATGCACGCAACTATAAAAACAGCAAGCAACCCTTGCATCAGACGCGTAGTCTTTGACGGTTTCACTACACTAATGATCACAACTGTTGAAGGTGCCAAGTTCTACATCGAATGCACTGAGGACAAGTTCCAACTGCATGAACATACAGCAACATTAGCTGATGAAGATGCACGCAATGAATACAGCAGGCTGCGTGTGCCATTGCTCATGCCGCAGATCACAGATGAGGACGTGTACAACATGAACCTTGAGAATCTAGCTGCTGAATAATCAATAACGACACGGATACGGAGTCGGCACCGTGGCAATACCGTGACGCTAGGCAAGACCTGATGCCTAGAACTTCAGCATCATTTGAATAACCTTACCAACGAGTCTTTTGTCCCCAACATCTTTTGTTTTTATTGGCGACCAATATAGCTCATTAGAATTATTAAATTCTTGAGGCATATTATTTGCATCTGCTGGGTAATAATTCAGCATGTGATTACGGTATTCAGCACACAATAAACCGACTGAATTGCTTTTATACAAAATAATATCGCCGTCATTTAATTCTTTGAATGATTTTTTAGGCTCAACTACAACCGTAGAATTTCCGAAGATGCCTTTGGCTCCCATGCCAGACCATTCACCCAACTTGTAGATTTCTACATTGTCATCATCGATTACAATCATATCAACAACCAATCCCTCTGCATCGTAGACGGGTCGTTTAATATAGGTTGTCTCTTGACCACCTGTATTCAAAAGTGGAGGAGATGAACCAGCTACAGCAGCCAGCTTTGCAAGGGTTCTTGCACTTGGAATAAACTTGGAATCAGAATTAAGAAACCGAGTTATGTTACTGGTAGATGTGCCTGCACGGGTGGCCCATCCATTTGCTGTCCAATTGTGGTTAGCCATAACCGTACGCATCCATACGCGTATGGCCTTCCTTTCATCCTGTTCCACAGCTGACTCCTGTTGCATAAATACATGAGTACAGCAGACCCGCATGCCTTGTCATTAAGCATAAATGCATAAAAGCACATTGGATTCACTTGTGCAATATGCATTAATGCAATACTATATCTTGCATGGAAACTTACTTTGAGACACTACAAGCAGTAGCAGACAGGCTAGATGTTGATTTGAGAACGGCATTTTCTGTGTCAGGTGTACCAACTAGTACCTTCTATCGATCAGCGCAACGTAATGACATGCGACACAAAACAGCAATGAAGGTGTTGGATGCAATCAAGAACATTCACGCATCTAAAAAATCCTGTGCTGGTTGATCCCAACTGGCACGCGATTGTTACTTACTTAGTCGATGCACGACACAAGAAAGATCTATCTCAGGAAGCACTAGCCCATGAGATCGGATGTGCATCTAGCCTGATACACAAATGGGAGCAATTCAAACGTCTCCCGTCAGGCTTTCTGTTTCTCTGCTGGTTACAGGCATTGGATTGTGAAGTCGAAGTTAAACACAAAGGGCAGGAAAGCTAAATGTAATCTGTGCGAAAAGCACGTTCACGATTTTGTTTGCCCATTAAAATCAACCAATCCTGTCAGACACTACACGATCTGCCTTGATTGTTATGAGAGGGACACATGGCAAGCAAGGCTCGCGCAAAAGGAAACTACCACGAAAACTATTTCGTCAAACTCTTCAAAGAGTGGGCGATCAAGGTCAAGAAGCAACCACTCTCAGGCAGCTTGGGAGGAGAGTATAGCGGAGACCTCATCATCGAACTCAACGGACAACGCTTGGTGGTGGAAGTAAAGTACCGCAAGGCAAGCAGCTTTCCCTCTCCCTTCACTGTCCTCAACAATCGCAATGCCGCAATCTACAAGCGTGGCAACGGCACCGACCCCAAGTGGGTGCTGATACTACCCGACTATATCGTCGAAAAGATCTGGAGATCACAATGAGTTTTGTCATCATGGGCAAAGTCTATGCCACTGATGTTGGTGACTCGCTTGCTAAGTTTGTACTGCTTGTACTAGCAGAACATGCTGACAACGATTCACACATCTGCTGGCCTAGCCTATCCCGCATACAATCTATCACGCATCTGTCACGCCAATCAGTAGTCAACAAGCTAGACTATCTGACCAGCCGTGGCTTCATACAGCGTGAGCGTGGACACAAAGGACAGTCCACCAGATATACTATCCTAGTCCACCAGCTAGACCAGGGTAGTCAACTAGCTAGACCCGAACCTGTCAGTAAACCTAATAACAATAGCAGTAGCCAACCGATCCCACATGATTGGGTTGCTAGTGAGGAGTTACGTGCTGCTGTAGATGCATTACCAAATCTTGAGGAGATCGATCATGACTTTGAAGAAGCTCAGTTCCGTAGCTACTGGCAAGAACGTGGCGGCACCAACGCAGACTGGGACGCCAAGTACAAATGGTTTATCAAACGCCATCGTACCAAGCAGCCAGATGCGCCAAGCAGCTTTAACCAAGCTCGTTCAACTAAAGCCAGACGAGACAGTGGATCAACTGGTATCTGGCATGATGTCGCTAGGGGTGTTGGTTGAGCCACGCATGGTCACACGCTTTCCTGACAATGGTGTGCGTATCACGATCACACACTATGATGTGCATACCACGCGTGACATTACAGATGAGCGTATCAATCAAGCCATTGAGCGTGCCATGCTGTCGCTCACACCCATGCCAGAAGATGATATGTACAAGAACCTGCAAGCCACAGTCATGCTCATGGCTAAGCCAGCAGGCGAGAGTGCTGATGATCTAAAGATGCGCTTGCAACTGCTGGTCAAGAACATGGCTGACTGGCCTGCTGATATCTTCCTAGCTGCACTTAAAGCAGTAGCAGAAACCAACAAGTTCTTTCCTGCTTATGCAGAGTTTCACAAGCACTATTCTACTCACATTCGCAAGCGCAGACTTATACTTGAAGCGTTGCATAAATACAAAAATCAGCACGTTTTGTCTTGATTGTTGTGCATTTATGCATATATAATAACCCTAACGATTGGAGATCGATATGAACAGACGAGGATTTATTGGTGGCTCAGATGCAGTCCGTATCATGGACGGTGATCTGCACCAGCTATGGTTGGAAAAGACAGGGCGTGAACAGCCTGCTGATCTAACTGACGTGTTTCCTGTGCAGCTTGGCATTGCCACAGAAGAATGGCATGTGCTGCAAGTAGCTGAAGAGTTACTTACAAACTGTCACGAACATCAGCACACATTCAAAAGCACTGACACGCTGGGCAAAGCTGACCCCACCTATCATGTGCCGCTCAAGGGTACATTCGATGCCACCATCTACTCACCAGAAGATGAGTTGTGGGGTGTCGAGTGCAAGCATACCAACGAGCGACAGACTATGGCAAAGCAGCTTGAGCGTTATATGCCACAGCTACAGTTCTATCTGCACCTCACTGACGAGATTAAAAACCTCTGGTTCTCCTGCATCTTCGGCAATGCACGGCGTGAGATGGTGCAGGTCAAAGCTGATGGCAACTACTACCTTGAATTAATGCCACGCATCAGACGCTTCTGGGCATACGTTGCTGATGACAAAGAACCACCACGCTATGTCAAGCCAGCCAATGTGTCTATCGATACGGTTGCCATCAACAAGATGACAGCGCGTGACATGACAGGTGACAACCAGTTTGCCAGCTATGCGCATGACTACATCGAGACCAAGGCAGCGCACAAGCACCATGAGATTTGCAAGAAAGAGTTGAAGCAGATGATCGCAGTCAATGAGCGTGAGATCTACAACGACAACCTTGCAATACGCCGAGCCGCTAATGGCTCACTTCGCTTTGTCGAACAGAAGGAGGCTTCGTAATGACAGGCATCAACACACAGAGCGGCATGATCCTGCGTGATTTGCTGGAGGGTAAGAAGATCACACCCATCAGTGCAATCAAAGATTATCACTGCATGAGACTAGCTGCTCGTATTCTTGACCTGCGGAAAGACGGTCATGACATCACCACAACCATTGTCCACTCAGGCGATAAGCAGTGGGCAGAATATAAAATGGCGCAGGCTAATGATAATCAACCTGCGCCTGTCAAATAAGATTGGAGATCTATCTTGACAGTTCAACCTATCAAAAAGGATGCAAAGGTGAAAGCCCCTATGAATCCAAAAAACTTTGATGAGGCAATGCTTGCCTTCCAGAAACTAGCCGTAGCTGCAACCAAGGACGGCAAGAACCCACACTTCAAGAGCAAATACTCTACGCTTGAAGAGGTAATGACTGCGTCACGCCAAGCCAATCAGTTCGGCCTGTACTTCATGCAACCATTGCAGATGATACAGATCGGCGAACAGATTGTGCAGGTTGTGCAGACTGAGATCACGCATGCACCTACTGGTGAGAAGCGTATGAGCCAGTGTCCTGTTCGATCACAAGATCCCACCAACCCACAGAAGATGGGCAGTGGTATCACCTATGCCAAGCGTTACGCATTGCAAGCGGCGTTTGGTCTGCCGTCAGAAGATGATGACGGTAACGCCGCATCAAGCGGTCAACCAGCCAATCAAAATACCGAGTGGCGCAAACCTAAGACTGGAGATCTAAATGAATTCTAAACCTATTGTTATCCGCAAGGATGTTCCCATCCCGCCAAAGACTTCACAAGGTAAGAAGGGACACACAAAATGGGCATGGCTCTGGACTATGGAGGTCGGTGATTGCATCGACCTTGAGTCCCAAAAGGCAGTCAATGCAATTTATGGAGCAATCACTGCTCACGGTATCGGACCTGATAAAAAGAAAGGTAAGGGTTTGATCACACAACGTGCCATTAACGACAACAACGGCGAGAGAGTATTTCGCGTTTGGAGAATAGCATGAGCGATTATGACAACACTGACTCAGGGGCAGCATTCGCCCCTAAGTACAGCAAGATGATCCTTGAGGGTCCAATCAATGACAACGGTACGGATGGTCGTATTGCTGTCGTGCAATCTCAGACCAAGGATGGTGACATCATTCGTGATGTTTACATGAAGGTCGGCACGCTGTTTCCCAATGAAGCAGCAGATGAGAGCAGCGAAAAGTTCAACCCAAAGGCACCTAAGTACACTGGTCCCTTTGGCAGCAGACGTTGCTCGGTATGGACAGCGATGACCAAGGACAACGCACCGTATATGTCTTTCAAACTACAGGACAAATACAACGGTGACGCTCCTGCTGCTGCCGCGCCAGCGGCTAACGCCAACACCCCAACGCCGACAGAACTCGATGATGCTATCCCTTTCTGATCTGGTTCCATTGGAGAAAGTGTGCGCCGCACTTGAAGCTGCACCCCGCAAAGTGCAGCAAGAGTGCGGCAAGCACAAGATACCTGTGATCAAGATTGGCAACAAAGCATGGCTGACTAACGAGAATGTAGACAAATTACTGAGGGCATCAGAATGGCACTACACTTACACAAGCGAGGAAAATTCTGGCACGTCCAAGGTTCGGTATCGTGGGGCAACAAAACAGTCAGCGTACGCAGATCTACAGGCAGAACTCTCAAGCGAGAAGCCGAGCAAGTAGTCGATGAGTTTTATCAGCAGGCAATCAACACACTAAAGAATGGCAGTGACAATGCTGCCATTCCTTTTTCAATAGCTGCAATCAACTGGGTTAAAGCTAAAAAACGTAAGCCGACATGCCGACAAAATATCAAGCAATTAGGTAATTTCTTCCAAGACTACATATTGGGAGATATCACTGATGAAGCGTGGCGCAAGTACGTCAACCAGCAACATGCAGACAGCAGACCCGCTGCTATCAATCGCATTCGTACAACACTGGTGAGCGTGCTGCGTCATGCTTCTGTTAGTTACACTATAGCTAAAGAAAAGGAACCAGATAAGCGCATCGTCTTTCTGTCCATAGAGAAACAGAACGAACTGCTTGCTGCTTATCCAGAGTTCGCACGCCCATACTTCCAAGCCCTCTGTTATCAAGGTTTGCGCAAGTCAGAAGCCTGTCAGCTTTTGTGGAATGACGTGAATTTTCATGACGATATCATCCTCATACGGGGTGAGAATAATCACACAGGTTCAAGTAGATTCATACCGCTGCACACCAAAGTCAAAGCAACATTGCAGACCATGGAACGCAGATCAAATTTGTATGTGTTCACAAACAGATATAGCAGTCCATACTCATTAGGTGGACCGCGTAAAGTGCATGAGACTGCACGCAAGAAGGTGGGGCTACCCAGCTTTACCATACATGACTGGCGGCACCACTGGGCCAGCCGCTTGGCTATGCTAGGTACAAACTCAGCTACACTTATGGAGTTGGGTGGATGGGAAACACCAGACATGGTGCATCGATACGCATCTCTGAGTAACGAACACAAAAAGAACACAATCAACAAACTGTGAGGCGATTCATGCAGCTATTTCAATCAGATAAAAGTAAGGGCGATTCCCTTACCAAGGGTGCGCTCTACCGCTGGAGCTATGGCAGCATTATACCGAGCAACATTCTAACTCGTTGTTATCCTACAAGAAAACAAGTTCGTAAAGCACGTTTACGCCTTTGCATTAGTG